TACAAAAGAGGCGAATATATTGATATAAAAGCCATCAACAAGTCACGATCTGCCCAAGATGAAACCAAAAAGAAAGCCACTAAGCGAAAAAACAAAAGAAACACTAAGAAAAAAGGCAGATAAAAGCCGTTTTACCTACGGACAGCTTGCCCAGGTGTATCGCAGAGGACAGGGAGCCTATTTATCTTCTGGATCTCGCAACGTACCAATGGCTGCATGGGCAATGGGCAGGGTAAACAGTTTTATTAGTGGTAGAGGAGGGGCAAGAAAAGCGGATGCTGATATACTTAGAAAGAAATCCAAGAAAAAATGACAGAAATTACTGAAGAAATGCTTGATGCCATTGAAGCAGTCAAAGGCAAGCGTAATCCTGCTCTATGGGATAACAGATGCCAACAATATATGCTAAATAACACGAAAGGTACTGTAAAAAAGTCAACAACAAGTTAAACTAATTATAAATACTCTTTTTTCTCAAGGCTCATGGCATTTTTTCGTGGCGAAGAAGGATCTGTAAAATTTAAAAATGGATCTGGAACAACTGAAGCAGTAGTATCAACTACGGCTTGGTCATTAGATATATCAAAAGAAACATTAGATGTAACTGCTCATGGAGCAACATCAAGAGCTTTTGTTGGTGGACTAATCTCAGGCACAGGTTCTATAGATTTCTTATATACAGCAGCTAGTGGTAACGAAACTGCAAACTTATTAGCCGATGTTTTAACAACAGAAGATGCTGCTGATGCACAGTTTGAATTATTTTTAGATACTTCTGGAAGTAAAAAAGTAAGTTTTTCTGGAATTGTAACAGGTACAACATTAACTGCTGCGACAGGCGATCTTGAAACTGTAAATGTAAGTTTCCAAACCAGTGGTGCTATAACCAACGCTGCCTAATGCCTAAATCATCTTATTCTGCAAAACAGCGTAAACTTGCTGCTGTTGCCCCGCCACGGGATAAGATCACTGCTGCCGACTTAAAAAAGTTACGCTCCAAGAAAAAGAGGAAGAAAAAGTGAAAACTCTAACTCAAAGACAGAAAGATGCTTTAGCCAGGCACAAGAAGAAAGGCACTCATACTAGAAAGCACATGGAAGAGATGAGAAAGCTGATGCTAAAAGGTAAAACTTTTACTGAAGCTCATAATCTGACTATGAAAAAGGTAGGAAAATGAGTAAAAAAGATCCTAGACTCACAAAAAATAGATTAGAAGGATTCAATAAACCTAAGAAAACACCTAGTCATCCCACTAAATCTCATGTGGTACTGGCTAAAAAAGGCGATAAAATAAAACTAATACGATTTGGTCAACAGGGGGTTGTGGGTGCTGGTAAAAACCCTAAGTCCGAAAAAGACAAAGCCAGAAGAAGATCGTATTATGCCAGACATAACGCACAAGATCCCAACCCAGGATTTTTTACGGCTAGATACTGGTCACACCGCACTAAATGGTAAACAATGACTTATTCAATTCCTGGCGACATTAGAACAAAAATAGTTACCTCTACATCTTATGGTGGTATAGATAGTCCTTTCACAAAAACTAGGGCAATCCTGGACATGATGAAAGGGTGGGAAATAATGAAAGCAGTTACCGAAGGAACAGAATATTTACGAGAAAACAGCGAAGCATTTTTACCGTTAGAACCAAGAGAAGATTACACAGCATATATGGCAAGAGTAAATCGTGCTGTATTTTCTCCTTTCACGCAAAGATTAATTAGAGCAGCAACAGGTTTAGTACTTCGCAAACCAATATCACTAACAGGAGATCCTTACTGGACAGATATGTTCAAAATGGATGTTGATGGTTGTAAATCAGATTTAGATGAATATGCAAGAAGAGTACTAATGTGTTCTCTCACATACGGTCAAAGTCACATACTCGTTGACTATCCTGCACCATCAGGAGCAGTAAGTCTTGCGGAGGAAAGACAACAGAACCGCAGACCATACTGGATCGAAGTCGACCCCAATAATTTATTTGGTTACAGATTGGATAGAGAGTCTAATTATGGAAACTTAGTACAGGTAAGGATTGGAGAAAAAGCTGTATTACCTGATGGCGATTTTGGCGAAAAAGTATTTGACCAAGTAAGAGTTATAGAACCTGGTCGCTATCGTGTATTTCGTAAAGAAGATCAAATTGATGCAATGTATGATGTTGATGATAATTCTTATGCTGGAGAGTTTGATGTTGGAACCACAGGCGAAGATTATAAATTAGTTGAATCTGGTAACTTTTCTCTAGGCGAAATACCTTTAGTCACTATTTATTCTGGAAAAACTGAAAATTTAGTAAGTAAGCCACCTTTACTAGACATCGCATATCTAAATATTGCACATTTTCAAAGACAAGCTGATTTAATTCATAGTTTGCACGTTGCATCTCAACCAATGCTTGTAATGGAAGGCTATGACGATCAAACTAAAGACCTTGCCATCAGCGTAAACTATGCAATGGCAACTCAACCTGGCAATAAAATTTATTATGTAGAACCAGCTTCCAGTGCTTTTGAAGCTCAATCTGCTGAAATAAAAGAGCTACAGATGCAGATGGCAACATTAGGAATCAGTACATTATCACAACAGAAGTTTGTAGCAGAATCAGCAGATGCCCGTAGGTTAGATCGTGTAGATACCAATTCCATGCTCGCAATGGTATCAATGGAACTTGAGCAAAAGCTACAAAAAGCCTTTAATCTCTCAGCCGAGTATGTTGGAATCGAACCACCAGAAGTAAAAATAAGTAGAGACTTTGACATCGAAAGATTAATAGGACAAGATATTACAGCCTTAACATCTCTATTCGATCAACAAGTCATTGATAGAGAGGAGTTTCGAGATATTTTAGTACAGGGAGAAGTACTGCCTTCAGCAAATGAGGCCAAATCCGAATAATCTGTTAGAATAGTAGATAAGTACACGCACTAACATGGCGAAATCGCTAGATAAAGTTCTGCAACCTGACGGAACTTACAAATGGGAACTTGTAGAACCTGATTTATCCGAAAGAATGGGTAATGGTGTTAAAGCTCCTGTTGTTTGTCCTGCTCCAGAACCAAAGGCAACTAAGAAAAAAGCCACTAAAAAGAAAACTACCAGCCCACTATCCGACTAATTTATGGCAATCGAAGAACAAGTCATTCAGCCTGATTCCGTGAATCCTGCTGAACAGCCCGTGGCTGATACTCCTTCACAACCACAAGCACCCGATCTCAGTTCTATAAAAGCAGAATATGAGGCAAAACTAGCTGCTGCCCGTAAAGAAGCTGCTGAATTACAAGAAAAATTTAAAGGCATCAAGGGAAAATTAGATGATGTCTATAAACAGAAAGAAGAAAAGCGAACCAAAGATCTAGAAGAACAAGGTCAATGGAAAACTCTTTGGGAAGAAGCTAATAAAACAGCACAAGAAAAAGAACAGCAGATAGTGTCTTTATCTCAACAGCTTGAGGATCTAAAAACTTCTAACGAATTAGCCTCTACTAAAACAACAGCCCTTGCTGCAATAAGCAATGTTGGAGCGATAAACGCAGAACAAACTTTAGCATTGTTACAAGGAAAGTTACAGAAGAACGCTAACGGAGAGGTTGTTGTTCTTAACGGTGGGGTAGAACAGAATCTCAACACCTATCTCACAAGTCTCAAAAACCCAGGTAGCGGTTGGGAACATCATTTTAAACCAAGTTCTGCTGCTGGAATGGGTGCAAAACCAAGTCCTGTTGCAAATGCTTCTGGAGGTCAAGTAAATCCTTGGAAAACGGGCAATATAACTCAACAAATGCTATTATCAGAACAAGATCCACAGCTTGCAGCAGTGCTCAAGCAAGAGGCTCAAACTAAATAGTTGATTTCTGTGAAATCGACCCCCTTATCTGTGATTAGGGTATCGCAAACTTTTTAAAGGTAAATCTGAATGGCTGCTCCGTTTCAGAATTATTCTGGCGGTGTCCTACTAGCGGACATCGTTAAAAGAAATAATTTTAGTGCTTACGTTTCTCAAGCTATTAAAGAACGTAGCCTATTTATACAGTCTGGTGCTGTAGTCCGTAATGCTTTGCTTGATGCAACAGCAGGAGGAACAAGAATACAGGTTCCAGAATTTAACCCAATCTCACCAACTGAAGAGATTATTGATGGTACTTCTTCATGGGGTACAAGCACCAATGGTCACTTGACACCACAGAAGATTGGTACAGATACACAGATCGCAACTATCTGTCATAGAGGTTTTGCGTATGCTGTTGATGACGTTGCTATGTTGGCTGCTGGCGAAGATCCAATGGGTCACATCAGAAACCAGCTTGCAGATGCTATCAATAAATTGAACTCTGTTCGTTTATTTGAAACACTAACTGGACTATTCCATACTGCTCTTAATGGTCATCGCCTTGAGAAGCAATTAGGTGGTTCTGGTTCTACTGCTGAAGCAAACTATCTTACTGCTGCTACTGTTGCAGAAGCTCGTTCTCTTATAGGAGAAAGAGGAGAAGAACTTGATCTTCTTATAGTTCACCCTGCGGTTGCTTACTACCTATACCAAGTAGGCTTACTAACATTCTCAACATCTGCTCTTGCTGCTGGCGGTGCAGTAACTTGGGGTGGTGGTGGTGTTGGTGTAACTGATAGATCAATCGGTCAATTTGCTGGTTGTACAGTTGTCATCGACTCTCAGGTAAACATCAACGATCCAACAACTACTGGTAATCGTCAGGAGTTCCGTTGTTACTTAATGAAGTCAGGAACAATTCTTGAAGGTCAGCAGTCTGAACTAAGTATTGAAGCAGAAAGAAACATCTTATCTAAGCAAGATGTCATGTCTGTTGACTACCATACTGCGTATCACGTTATGGGTACTAAGTGGACAAATGCTGCTGATAACCCAACTAACGCTGCACTTAGAACTGGTTCTAACTATGGTGTTACTTATGATATTGACCAGATTCCTATGGTTGAAATCTTTGTAAATACACCACTATCTAATGCCCTAAAGTCTTAATTTATACTAAGATTAAATTGTGGTCATCAAACCTCATCAATTATTGGTGGGGTTTTTTCTTTACGCTACAATAAAACTAAATTACTCTATCAATCGTGGCAGCTACCATAAATGCAACTATAAAAAGTGAAACTGCTAATAGCTATGTCACTTTATCTGAATCTAATGATTACTTTGATACCTCTCCAGATTCTTCGACTTGGACAAACAAAACAGATGACCAGAAGAAAAGAGCATTAATATCTGCTACAAGATGGATCGACACCTTAGTATTTTATGGCGATAGATGTGATGAGAGTCAGGCACTAAAGTTTCCAAGAACTAATTATCAAGTTGATGGTGTTGAACTTGCTTGTACAACAATTCCAAATGGTATCAAATATGCACAATATGAACTGGCAAGAGCATTAGCAAACGATACAGACGCAATAACAGGAACTACAGGAAAAGATGGAAACTTTGAAGAAGTAAAATTAGGAGACATCCAGGTAAAGTACAACACTGCGAGTCAAGGAACGGGTTCGGTGAACAACATACTTGATGTCTACCCTTGGCTTCAAAGTTACCTTGGAGCATATATGCTAGGTGGTGCTGGTAGTTTCCAACTTAGAGTGGTTAGAGGATAATGGCAGGACAACTAGATTCACTATTAAAAAACGTAGCCAAACAAGTAGTGTCTCAACTAGGAGACTCATTAGACACAACAATTATCTACACTAGAAAATTATCAGCTTCCTACAACACATCTACTGGCGCAGTAACTACTAGCGATACTTCTTACACAATAAAAGTTCCTGTAGAGTTTATACAATCCACAGAAGAAACAGGATTCCAGGAAAACGTAGCTAGAATTTTTATAACACCCGATCTCATAGGAGACAGCCAACCGCTACTATCAGATGAGATCACCCTCACATTTTCTGGATCGACCAGAGTTGCAAAGATTACAGATGTAAGAACTTTGCGTGGTGGTCAGGAATATTTATTCAGAGTTGACGTTATTTTCTGATGACTTTAGTAAACGCAAGAGCAGCATTTGAAACAGCTATTAAAAATGCAGTCACAACTGCTGACAACACAGTGACAGTTGTATTCGACAATATGCCTTTCACAACTCCAGGTAAAACGAAGAAATATGTGATGGTAAATTTAGATTTTACTCAATCTACAAATCAATCTCAGGGTGCAGCAGTTGATTATTATGCAGGAACAATAAGGTGTGCAATTATGACACCATCTAACAAGGGAAGTGCAGTAGGTGCTGCAATAGCAGAGTCAGTAATTGATGGACTTATTTCCGTAAATGCTTCTGACTATTCAGATACTTTTTCTGTGTCACCTAGAGTAAGTGAAATTAGTGGTCCGTCATCAGTAGTGACGGAGGATCAAAGTCATTTTATGAGCGTAGTAAACTGCGACTTCACAGCCAATGCGTAGAGTAAAAGATTTAAAACATTTACCGAATGATTTAGCTGGTCTAATTGTGAAAGGCAGGGCAGAAGCAGCATCCGAAATTCATTTTTCTCTACAAAATCGAAGCCCTTGGTTTACTGGAACATTTAACACAGCTTGGCAAATAAAAGGTGCTCCAGTTATTCCATCTATTCCAAGAAAGGACAACAATATAAATCCACAAAAAACTAGCAGAAAAGCACCAGTAAGACACAAGCCCATATACACTTCTTTAGTCAAAATGCTTTACATAGGTAACAAGGCTGAGTATGCAGGATTTGTAATTAACGCAATGGTCAGTCCTTATGATGGAAAGATGTACGAAGATCTATTTGCTGAGAAAAGAAAGACAACTCCCAAACCAAATGTTCCTTTCTGGTATTACGTTTATCTACAAAATAACTTTTTAGAAAAAGATATTAACAAAGGATTTGAGATGGTAGGATTCAAGCCAAAACGTAACTATACAATGCACAAAGGCACGAGTGCTTAAATTTATACTTTGAGTTATACTACAAGAATAAATACAATTTTTTATGCCAACAGAAAGAGCAATCGACAAACTAAAAGCAGCTTTTAGTGTCCAAGAACGTAGTAGCTACTCTATTTTTAAAGGAGAAGAACTGGTTCTAAAAATATTCTGGTCGCCTCTTACAATAGCTGACAGAGATACTATAAACAGTACACTAATAGCTATGAACAAGGGTAAAGAGGAAGGTAATTTAGACTTTGCTCTTCAAGTTATTGTCACAAAAGCCGAAGATGAATCAGGTGCAAAAATATTTACATCAGCAGATTTACCAGCACTTAGAAGAGAAATTCCAATGTCAGTTTTGTTAGACATAATGACTAAAATGCAGGGAATGGGCGAGGAGGAAAGCCCCGATGCCGTAAAAAGCTAAAATAAAAGACGATAATTTTGTATATTTGCAGTTTTTTATTGCAGAACAGCTAGGCTACACATTCAAAGAATTACAAGAAAGAGTATCGGTCCAAGAACTATACGGATGGAACGCTTACTTTACAATTAAAGCTGAACGAGAAGAAGAAGCCTACGAAAAGGCAAAAAGACAAGCCCAAGTTCGTAAAGTACGCTAAACTTCTAATATCTGTGTATTCTGTAAAAATCAGTGGCATCTGAATATAGCGTAAATATAAAATTAAATACTTCTCAAGTAACGAAAGATTTAAAAACAATAGGCGATGGAATAGGAAACTTAGGTAAAAAACAGGCAAGAGGATCTAAGTCAGCTTTATCAGACGCAGAAAAACAGTTAAAACTAGAAAATACTGCTCTTGCACTTAAAAATAGAGGTTTGGGTTTATCACTCAAGGCTCTTCCTCTTCAGTTAAAAGGAGTTAAACTTGACGAAGCTGCTTTAAAAATACAACAGGCTACTGCTGATGCAGAAAAATTTGAATTTGATCTAGCTAAAAATTCTTTACTTTTAGCGGATAAAGATATAAAGAAAGCACAAATAAGATTTAAAGCCCAAAATGACATAAATAAAGCAACAGCTAAAACAGTTAAAGTAGAAAATACTGTAAATAAACAACTACGGGAAAGAACAAAAACTTTAGGTCAAATAGTCAAACTTAGAAATTTGGGAAGTTCTGCTGGAAGATTAGCAGGAAGATTTGAGTTTGAAGAGGCTTTAAATACTAGAGCACCAGGTGGAGGAATGTTAGCTCTTCCTAGTGCAGAAATGCTGGATCAAAGAGTTAGAGGGTCAGGACAGGCAGGAGGTTTTAGTAGAAAAATACCAAGATTTAGACTACCCAGACCAAGCAGAGGATTTGACGTTGGAAGTGCATTAATTAGTGGAGGTTTCCCCTTACTATTTGGTCAAGGTCCAATAGGAGCATTAGCTGGTGGCCTTGGTGGTGGTATCGGTGGAATGTTTGGACAAATGGGTGGTTTTGCAGGAGGTATTGCAGCCACAGCCATAGTTCAACAAGTCCAAAATACAATAGCTGCTGTATCAAAACTAGGACAGGCATTTAATCTACTAACTCCTGATGTCGAAGGACTTACAGCAGCTTTAGGAGCAAGTGGAACAGAAAGAGAAAAACAAATACAGTTAATTAAAAAGACAGAAGGAACTCAAGCAGCACTAGCAGCCGTAACTGAACAACTAAATCAGCAGATCGGAGAAAAAGGAGTTAAGAATCTAAAAGAGTTTGGAGAAACTACAAGACTGATTGGAAATGCGTTCCAGTTGTTAGGAACTAAAATGTTAGCAGCTTTAGCACCTGTATTAAAATTACTCGCTGCTCCTATAACAGCAGAGGCAGCAAGAGCAGAAACAAATAGACTTGCAAATGTAGGTGGAGCAGGAACCGACCCGACATTACTAGATTTACAATCACAATTAGAGAATGTTCGTGGCGGTAGATCAGGACAAAAACAGGCTGAAAAAATACAAGCACAAATAGAGGCTAGAAAAGAAGAACTTGCAATACTAGGAAAAGGCATAGAAAGACAGACAACTGTAAACTTGATTGAAGATTCAAGACTAAAGAAGATAAGACAGCAAAATGCTTTATTACAAGCAAAAATTAACGGCAACCATGAAGAGGTTTTACTGGCACAAGAACTCGATGCAAAGATAAAGGAAATGCTAGAGGATGGAATGACGGAACAAGAAATAGACCGTAAAAAGATTAAAGATTTACTAACACAGAATAATTTATTAGAAAAACAAGCAGAACAAGCAGAAAAAATAAAACAGCAGTTTGCATCATTGGGTCAATCACTTGCAACAGATGTTGCTGATGGCCTACAAGGTCTTATCCGTGGAACGTCAACCCTCAACGATCTGCTCAATAATGTACTAAACAAACTAATTGATGCTGCATTTAATATGGCATTATTTGGCAATCCAGGAGGAACACTAGGCGGTGGAGGATTATTTGGTTCGTTATTTAGTGGTTTAGGTTCAATTTTTGGAGGAGGTTTACCAAGTTCGCAAGTTCTGGGTCAACGAGCATCGGCAATGACAGGTATTCCTATGAACTTACCAGCAGGATCTTTTGCAAATGGAGGAAATCCACCTGTAGGTAGAGCTTCATTAGTAGGAGAAAGAGGCCCAGAACTTTTTGTTCCTAACCGTGCAGGAACTATAATTCCAAATCATGCTATAGGTGGTTCTACAAATATAGTTGTGAACGTAGATGCTTCTGGATCTAATGTAGAAGGAGATGAAGAAGAAGGAAGGCAGTTGGGCATTGCATTGTCAGCAGCGATAGAATCAGAATTAATTAAGCAGAAAAGACCTGGAGGTTTACTTGCATAATGGCTACATTTCCATCAATTACACCAACATACGGACAGCAAAAAAGATCCGCACCAAATACTAGAATAGTTCGTTTTGCCGATGGCTATGAACATAGAATATTGTTTGGGCTTGCTGCTCATCAAAATCCAAAAATTTATAACTTTACTTTTAACGTATCGGAAACAGATGCAGACACCATAGAAGGATTCCTTGATAGTCGTGCTAATGACAGTGCCAGCTTTACTTTTACTCCACCAGGTGAAGGGTTTACCAAAACAGGAACTTACTCTCAATCAGGCACTACAGTAACAATTACAATTTCAAGTCACGGTGTAGCTGTAGGAGATGAACTTACTATTGATTACACTTCTGGGTCTGCAACTGATGGTACTTTTCTTGTCGCCTCTGTAACGGACTCCAATGTATTTACTGTTACTGCTGCTGCCAGTGCTACCAATAGTGGAAATGTCTCGATTACTTTATCTGGTGCTGGTCAATATGTTTGCGAGAACTGGAATAAATCTATACCATATAACAATAGAGCAACAATTCAAGCAACATTTAGAGAGGTGTTTGAACCATGAGCAGTTCTGCTAT